GGAAAGGGGGCAGTTAAGGGACCCCCCGCCGCCGTTGGCGGCTCCCCTCAAGGGGAAGGCAGTGAGAGGAAATCGGCAATCAAGGACACTCTGCCGCCGCAGGCTGACGCCCTTGCTGAAGGCAATAAGGCAGTAAACGGCGGCGAAACGCCGCCGGGCTCGGCAAGGAATGATTATGCGGCGGCCCCGCCGGCTAAACCCAAGCCTAAACCTTGGTTGTCAGCTCCGCATGAACCGGGAGAAGATGAGGTCAAAATTACCCAAAAATTCAAAATTGATTTTACCGACCCGGTTTTCAAGCCATACAGCAACGCGGATATAACGGTTCGTAACGGTTTGGAAAACTGGCTGCGCAAAAAGAAACTCGGTTGTTCGGTCGAAAAAAAATGGCTTTGCAGACAAATTGTCAGTTTTTCCCGGAATCAGGGAAAATTGTCGGTTTTAATGGGAGTTGACCCTCCTGAAGAAAATTGAAAAAGCCTTAATTTTCAAGGGATTTTGTGAATTTTAAGGGGTTTTCTGAATCGATAATACGCGCGAAATGAATTTTTGCCGGAGGCGGGACAACAAAAAAATCGGTGTACAGGGCAATAAATAAGGGGTTTTGAGAGATGATCAGAAAAATTTTAACACTGGAAGACGTTAAAGTTGAGCTTGAAAGATATTTTGAAGTTATGAAGTGGCTGCCGGATATTCAGCGGCCGCGCTGCAAAACAACCAATTTCTACCGGGTCGCAGTGCCGCCGGTCAACCCGGAAGACGCTGAATATATGCGGCCAAGCATTACCGGGGAAGACATCTCTGACGCTTGGTACATAGACGAGCATTGGATGTCGGCGCCGCTGATTCTGCCGAACGAATATGTTTTTCTTCGCGATTTTTTGTCCGGTGTGCCTAAAAAAGTGCTGGCTTATCGGTACAGTCCCAATCAAACCGACCGAAAATATATCTATCGTTGGGCGGAGCGGTTGCTGAAAAGAATTTTTGACGCCGTCCGCAGATGATTTTTATTTTGTCCAAAGTGCCACACTTTGCCACACTCTGATATGGGACATTTTTTTATTTTTGCGTTATAAAAAATTTATGATTGGCAAAGCTATGTAAGCAAAAGCCATGACTGACTTCTTTCTTGTTGACTGACATTGCCCCGGGGTCTGCCTCCCCGGGGTTCATGGTGGGATAGAGCAGTTGGCAGCTCGCTTGGCTCATAACCAAGAAGTCGGAGGTTCAAATCCTCCTCCCGCAACTCAAAAGACGAAATCGGCGTCCTATCCGTCTTTTCAAAAAATTTGACCCGCCGCGTTTTCCGGATCTTGTACGATAACAAATCCGCCCATTTTATAAGCCGCCCTGAAAGGCGGTTTTTTTATGTAGCCATTATTTTTTTATTAACTTAACTGAAAGGATAAAAAATGCCGGAAGAAAAAGAAGAAACCAAAGTAATTGGTTACCGTCCGCTGACCGAAGAGCAAAAACGGTTGATGAACAAAGCTAAGGAATTGGGCAATCAGCTCGGGGAATTTATTGAAAACCTCAATTGCTCAACTGAATTTGACGCTGATGGGCGTTGTTTGGCGATTGCCCGCACTGAAATTCAAACCGGTTTGATGTGGCTTAATCGCGCCATAGCTCAGCCGGAAACATTTTGTTAACTTTTTGGCCGCCTTTCGGAGCGGCTTTTTTTAAGAGAATGAAAACTTTTAACACCAATACGGAAAATAAGGAAGAGTGGCTGACACCGCCTTACATATTGGAGGCGCTGGGAGGTTTTGATTTGGATCCTTGTGCGCCGGAATTCCGGCCTTGGGATATGGCAAAAGTCCATTACTGCAAGGAGCAGGACGGCCTTTCTCAAAAATGGTTCGGCCGTGTTTGGTGTAATCCGCCGTATGGTCGGCAGACTTTTGACTGGCTTAAACGGTTGGCTGAGCACAAAAACGGTATTGCGCTGATATTTGCCCGGACTGAAACAAAGGGATTCCATTCCGAGGTTTGGAGAAAAGCTCACTCTGTCTTCTTTTTTCTCGGCCGTTTGAAGTTTCATTATCCTGACGGAGCGCAGGGAGATTGTGCAAATGCACCGAGCTGTTTGGTTGCTTACAATGCCGATAATACCGATGCAATCAAAAAATCCGGATTGAACGGCAAATTGATAATTCTTTAATGGTGCTGATATGGGAACTAAAAAAGAAAAAGCGGTGGCAGAAGCAAAGAAAAAGGCTAAACCGGCCGCAAAAGTTTTGCCGCCGGTATTTGAAGACAAATTTCATCTGCTGGGCGGACGGCCGCCTTCATTTAACTGCGTGGAAGAGATGGCAGCCAAAGCGACGGAGTATTTTACCGCTAAACAGCATGATGTTATCGGCTATACAAAAGACGGGAAAAAGATATACGGACAAGGTTCAATCAGTGTTAAGGGCGTTTGCGATTATATGGGCATTACCAATCAGACGCTTAATGAGTATGGCAAAAAGAAAGAATATGAATACACCGTTACCCGGATTAAGCAGATTTGCGAGGTTTATGCGATTGACCGTTGCAACCTCAGCAAAGACCACAAGGCCGATTGGATTCTGCAAAATTGCTTTGACGGATGGAAGACCGAAAGCACGACCAAGATTGTCAGCGATGAACCGACGGCGGAGCGGCTCAAGAAGTTTTTACTTAAAAAGAAAGGCGCAAAAACAGCCAAAAAACAGGAATAAATTATGAATACGGAATTTGAAGAACAATTGGCGGAAGCCATGGCCGAATGTTCAGACGACCCGTATTCGTTCGTTATGCTTGCTTTCCCGTGGGGAACCGGGGCGCTTGAAGGCAAACGGCCCGAAGAATGGCAAGTGCAATTATTAAAGGATATTAGGGATAAATTATTAACGGTTCAGGAAGCGCTCAAGTTTGCGCTGGCCTCCGGCCATGGTATCGGCAAGTCGGCGCTGGTGGCGTGGTTGGTGCTGTGGGCTTTGTGCACCTTCCCGGAAACCCGCGGCATTGTAACCGCCAACACTGAAAAGCAGCTTTTAACCAAAACATGGCCGGAAGTGCGGAAGTGGTTTAACCTTTGTATCTGCAAACATTGGTTTGAAATGACCGCAACCAGCATATACTCGGCCGATGAGCGTTATAAGCAGTCTTGGCGGATTGATATGATTCCGTGGAGCAAGAATAACCCGGATGCTTTCGCCGGTCTGCACAACCAAGGCAAGCGGCTGATAGTTATTTTTGATGAAGCTTCCCAAATTTGGGACAAAATCTGGGAAGTTACCGAGGGCGCCATGACCGACCTCGGCACGCAGATCTTGTGGCTGGCATTCGGCAACCCGACCCAAAATACCGGCTGTTTTTACGACTGCTTCCATAAAAACCGGGATTATTGGGACACGCGGCAGATTGACAGCCGCACCGTCAGCTTTACCAACAAAGCGCAAATTGCCAAATGGGTCGCGCAGTACGGCGAAGATTCTGACTTTATCAAGGTTCGTGTGCGTGGCGTTTTCCCCAGCCAAGCCTCAAATCAGCTGATTCCGCTTAATGTGGTGTTGGAAGCCCAACAGCGCCAAGTTTATGAAGACAAGTCAGCGCCGCTTTTGATGATGATTGACGTAGCCAGATACGGCGACGACGAGAGCGTTATCCGCTTCCGACAGGGGCGCGACGCCCGTTCCTTTCCGATTAAGCGTTATCAGAAGATGGATAATCATACGCTGGCGCGTGAGGTTGCAAAGATGATTGATTATTATAAACCGGACGGCGTCTTTATCGACGGCGGTGGTGTTGGCGGCGGCGTAGTCGATAATTTGAGAGCATGGAAGTATCAGGTTATCGAAGTTAATTTCGGCGAAACTAAAAAATCGCTGGATCAGCCGGACCGTTATGTCAACAAGCGGGCGGAAATGTATGACGCTTTGCTGGACTGGCTGGTAAACGGCGGCGCGATTGACGATGACGCCGGCTTAAAAGAAGATTTAACCGCTATTCAATACTTTTTCAACGGCCAGAAAATGCAGTTGATGAGTAAAGAGGATATGAAAGCGACGGGATTGCCGTCGCCTGATGACAGCGACTGTCTGGCAATGTCTTTTTATTGCCCGGTTCGCAAAAGAGCTTCCCATGTGGGAGGCTCTTCCAGTTTTAAACGCAAAACTTATGATTGGAGTATTTAACATGTGTGGAGGAGATATTTTCGGCAGCATTGCCCGCCTTGCGCTGGCATCTGCATCGTTTGGCACGTCCGAGCTGTTTGGTGTCGGCAAAAAGGTCGGCAATATGTTCAGCAACAAGCCGAATATGGAAGGAAAAACGGTCGTTTCGCCGCAGCAGCAGTCTTCGGCAAAGCAAAGCGAAGCTGACGAGGCTGCGGTTCAGGCCCGGGAAGAGTCCAAGAAAAAGGCGGCAAATATGCTCGGTCGCCGTTCAACGATTTTGACCGGGTCTTCCGGTTTGACCGACCGCGCAAACACCACCAAGAAAACGCTGCTGGGGGCTTGAGATTATGGATAAATTGGAAATCCGGCAGCAGCTGAACCGTATTAATGCGTCGCTCGAAAAGGAATATAAGGAATGGGAGCCGTCTTGGAAACGTATTGCCGAACTGTCCCGTTCTTTCCGCGGAAAATTTGAAAACGAAAAAAACAAAGAATTTCTGCGCCGCTCGGACGATGTGATTGATAATGTTCTGAATGACTGCGCCGATACTCTGGCCGCAGGGCTGCAATCCGGGTTAACCAATCCGACCACGCGCTGGTTCAAGTTCTCGCTGGCCGATACGGATCTGCTGAATTGGAAACCGGTTAAAACTTGGCTGTACGATGTTGAGAACATCATTTTGACGATTCTCAACAAGTCAAACTTTTACAAGCTGACGCCGACGGTTTACAAGGAAATGGGACTCTTCGGCCAGCCCTGTCTGCTGCATGAAGAAAGTCTGGCGACAATATCGCGCTTTTATGCCTTTACCGTCGGCGAATATATGCTGGTAACCAACAATGAACTGGCAGTTGACACCTGTTTCCGTCGTTTCAGCATGACAATTCATCAGCTGGCGGCCGCTTTCGGTTTGGTAAATCTGCCGACAACGCTGCAGAACGATTATCGCAACGGCAGGGTGGCTAATGAATATAATGTTATTCATGCAATCTTGCCGAACTTTATGCTTAATCGCGGCAAGATGGACAACAAGAACAAGCCTTATTTGTCGCTCTATTACCTGCCGGATTATAGCGCTTCGGAATCAATTCTGCGCATATCCGGCTATGACCGTTTTCCGATTCTGGCGCCGCGGTGGGAAACCGTCAGCACCGAAACCTACGGCATATCTCCGGCGATGCACGGCCTCGGACTGACAAAATCTCTGCAAAAGTGGCATAAAACCCGCCATTTGGGGGTTGATTTGGTAACCCGGCCGCCGATGAACGTTCCGGCCAAAATGTACGAAGACGGAGCAACGCCGGATTTGCTGCCCGGCGGCATAAATATATATGACGAGCGTACCGGGCCGCAGTCGGTAACGCCGACTTTTAATGTCAATTTTGACCTTAACAATCTGAATTTGACGATTGCGGAAACGAAGGAAAACATTCGGACATCAATGTTTTACCGCCTGTTCAACGCGATTTTGTCGGTAGATAAACGAATGACCGCGACCGAAGTCGATAAAATCAGCAGCGAGCAAATGGTGCAACTTGGCCCGGTGCTGACAAACATTATTAACGAGTTTTTAAGCCCGTGCCTGATGCGCGTTTATGACAATGCCTTTAAGCTGGGGGCTATTCCGCCCCCGCCGCCGGAACTGGAGGGGCAGTCTTTAGAAATTGAGTATGTTTCGATGCTGGCTCAAGCCCAGAAAGCGGTTGAACTCTCTGCTTCGATGGATTTTGTGCAGTTTGTTGGTGCTGTTGCACAGTATAATCCCAAGGCAATCAACAAGCTGGACTACAATGAATTGATTGACGATTACGTCGATAAACGCGGGGTTAATCCGAAAATCATCCGTTCGACCGAAGAGGTCAACAAGATGGAGCAGGCCGAACAGGCAAAAGCCGACCAGCAGGCAATGATGCAGCAGGCACTTGAAGGTGCAAAGACCTTAAATGAAATTGCGCCGGGCAGTCTGGCAAATATGGGAGGCATGCAGTGAAAAGCGAAAAGTTTATTGCCGGTTTGCGGCAGATAAGCAAGGACAAGGCCGGCCGCATTGTTATCTGGGGATTGTTGGAGCATGCCCGGATACATCAGACCGTCTTCGATTCGAATGCCTCGCTGATGGCGTTTCGCGAGGGCGAACGCAACTTCGGCCTTTGGCTGGAAGACTGCCTGACAAAAGTTAACCCCAATTTAATTTATGAAATAGCAAAGGAAATAAACGATGACAACGACAAATGATGTGCCGGACACCCCGGCAGACAGCAAAACAGAAGTTAACGAAAACCCCGGAGAAAAAACTCTGGGGTTTTCTTCTATGAATGAACCGGCAACGGAACCGACAGAACCGGAAACGGATGTAAAGGCTGAAACGGATAAAACCCCGCCGGCCGACACCAAACCGGAAGAAGATGAACCGACCGAGCCGGACTATTCGGATGTAAAGGCCCCGGACGGTTATCAGGTCGATGCCGAGGTTATGGCGGAGATTACGCCGGTCTTGAAAGAACTTAAATGCTCCAAGGAAAACGCCGAAAAGCTGGTTGCCGCCGGTTCCATGCTTGTTAAGCGAACGCTTGAAGCCCAGCAGACGGCGCTGGAGGAGCAGCACGAAGCTTGGAAAAAAGAGGTGCTGGCCGACAAAGAACTCGGCAAGCCGGAAAATATCGCGATTGCCAACCGGGCAATTGATACCTTCGGCGACGAAGGCTTGAAAGAAATTACCAAAGCCGGACTGGGCAACCATCCGTCTTTTGTAAGGTTTTGCCTCAATATCGGCAAAGCCATCAGCGAAGACTCTGCGGTTATCTCGACAGGGTCGGCAAAGGCATCGAACCGGAACGAACTCGGCGAACCGATGCTTCATTTCAAAAACATGTAATAAAGTAAGGAGAAACAAACAATGGCTGATAAACTCATTCAGCAGTTGTGCATGCTCGAACTGGCAAACCGTATCGCGCCGAACGGCGATATGGCGACAATCGCCGAGGTTATGTCGCGCGAGAACGCGATTTTGCTCGACATTCCCTGCATTGAGGCGAACAGCGGTTCGAGCCATAAGGACACCAAGCGCACCTTTGTCCCGAAGGGGCAATTGCGCCAGTTCGATAAAGGCGTTGGACGCGTTGCGACCAAGACCGAACCGATTACCTTCAACATTGCCATGATTGAAGCCTATTCCAAGGTGGACAAGGCAAAATGCGGCATTGCGCCGAACCCGCAGCAGTTCCGCATGGACGAAGCTAAGGGGATCATTGAAGGCATGTCGCAGACCGTTGCCGATATGATTCTTTACGGCAACAGCAAAATGAACCCGGATGAAACCGACGGTTTGGCAACCATTTGCAGCAAGATTGACGATAAACGTGTGATTGATGCCGGTGGTACCGGCGACGCGCTGACATCTGTCTATATTGTGCAGTGGGATAAAGCCGAAGCCAAAGGCATTTATCCGCGTAATTCCAAGACCGCCGGTATTATTCACGACGACTTGGGCGAACAAACGGTTAAGGATGATGAGGGACTGGACTATCAGGCGCTTGTCAGCCATTTCCAGTGCCACATCGGCCTTGGCATTACCAACGAACGCCGCGTTGCCCGTATCTGCAATATTCCGACGTCTGCCAAGGAAGCCGAGAAAATTAACCTGTCGAAGCTGATTATTCGGGCGCTGAACAATATGAAGCAGCAGGGTAAAAACGCGTTCATTTACTGCAACGCAACGGTCTTGAGTTACCTCGATATTGAGGCTCTGAACAAGGCAACGGTTCAGCTGCAGGATGCCTTCGGCGACTATGTAACCCAGTTCCGCCCCGGCAATCCGCTGCGTCTGTGCGAGGGTATTCTCGATACCGAAGCTCAGGTTACGGCCAAGGCCTAGGGATAAACAAGGGCTGGCTTGGTTCAGCCCTTATTTTTTAACATAACATGAGGAACAAAACAAATGAGAGACGGATTATTGGTCTTTTCCGACATGGAACCGCGCGCCGCGGCCGCGTCCAGCTCGGAAGTCATTGATTTCGGTGAAGGGAAAAGCGATTACGGCAAAAGTTATCCGTGTAACTTTTTCAACGTTCGTATTACCGAAGCCTTTGCCGGTGGCGAAGGGGCAACCCTGAAGGTTGAATTGCAGCATTCGGATGACAATTCAAGCTTTACAACCGCTGTTGCCGGCGAGACTTTGGCTGTTGATAAATTAACCGGCGGAACGCTGATGGTATGTCAGCCGCTTCCGTTTAAGTTCAAACGCTATGCCAAGGTCGTCGCGACGGTCGGCACGGCGGCGATGACCGCCGGAAAAATCTCGGCATGGATTGGCGAAAGAGTCGAGGAATAACCATGAGCAGATATGTGTGCATCAAAGATTGTTATTACAATAACAAACGTTATGCGGAAGGCGAACTTTTGGAGGAAGGCATTGAACCGAACAGTTTTTTCAAAAAAACCGGAGATACGCCGCCCGCCGCGAAGGCTGCCGACACGGCTTCACTGTCGGCCGATGAGGTTGTCAAACTGATTGATGAGGCGGAAGAAAGCGCCGCTAAAAATCTGGAAGAGTTCAAAGCGCTGGTCGGCGACCATCTGTCCAAATTCGACGAACGGATTAAGTCGCTTGAAACCAAACTGGCGGAATCAGAAGCAAAGCTGAACAGCTTTGTTGAAACTGCCGGCGCTCAGGTTCCGCAGGGAAACGAAACCCCGGATCCGGAAAGTCAGAAAAATGACAGTCCGGTACCGGCGGCTAAGTCTTCCGCTAAGAAATAAAAACAAATAAAAGGCGCTTGGCAACAGGCGCCTTTTTTTAGGTTAGAAAAATGGATAAAACAACAATTTGCAATCAGGCGCTGGGTTTAATTGCCAACGGCGAGGTCTTGGACATTGCCGGCAATGAGCCGCGGGCCAAGAAATGCCGCCTTTATTATGACGCGGTTGTCTGTGCGGCTCTGGCTTTTTATGACTGGAGTTTTGCCCGTAAGCGCAAGCAGCCGGCATTATCGGCCGAAAAGTTCGACGGCTATAAATACGCTTACGTTATCCCTGAGGATTCGGTGCATATTTCGCGCTATTTGGATGAAAACGGCCAGCCGCTGGAACTGAGCGGTAACAGCACGGTTGTTTTGTCCGCCAACAACGCTTCCCGGCTGATACTGACAAACCGGAAGATAACAAACATTGTTTATACGTTCAAGCAGATGAATTCGGAATTGTGGTCGCCCGGATTCGCCGAGGCCGTTACTTTTCTGTTAGCCAGCAAAATCTGCGAAACGATTCCTAATCTCAAAAACGAAGCCAATAACAAATTTCAGCAATATCAGGGGTTGATAGCCGTTGCCAAGAATGACGATGTGCGCGAAGAGATGAAATTTTACGACAAAAATCCGTTTAAGAATTATCGCGGCTATGACGGGAGTATTTTTTAATGTCTGACTTAAATATTACCCAATCCGCTTTTAATGCCGGCGAACTCAGCCCGCGGCTCTATTCCCGTGTCAATTTGGAAAAATATGCCAGCGGTGCCAAAGTTATTGCTAATTTTTACGTTATGAAAGAAGGCGGCCTGAACAAGCGCCCCGGGTCGTATTTCATCGGCGAAGCCTACAATCAGAGCAAGCCGTCCCGGCTTAAAAGATTTCAGTTCTCAGAAGATCAAGGCTATGCCTTGGAATTTTCCGACCATAAAATGAGGGTCATTTCCGAGGGCGGTTTTGTTGTTAAGGAAGACGGCGGCATTTTTGAGCTTGATATTCCTTTTGATATTGACGAAATCTGGCAAATGAAGTTTGAGCAGTCGGCCGACGTGGTTTATATTACCCATCCGAGCCATCTGCCGCAGATGTTAAAACGCTTCGACCATGACAACTGGACAATTGAGGACATGGCTTTTGTGCCGAAGACGCCGACCCCGACCGGATTAACCGCCAAAGGTTCCGGCACCAGCCAGACCTATAAATATAAAGTGTCGGCGATTAACGAGGAAACCGGCGAAGAGAGCCTGACGGCCATGGTCGAAGTCAAAAGCGACCAGCTTTCGCAGACAAAGCAGATTACTTTAACATGGAACAAGGTTGAGGGCTGCAAAAAATATAATGTCTATCGCCTGTCGGCCGGTATGTATGGCTGGATTTCGACGGTTGTTGACGATGATGACGCGGCGACAATCTCCATGAGTGACGATAATGTTGCGCCGGACTTCAACATTACCCCGGCAATAAAGCGCAATCCGTTTGACGGACCGAACAAATATCCGTCCGTTTGCGGTATCCATGAACAGCGGATGGCGATGGCCGCGACTTATGAGGACTACGAATTAATCGAAATGTCCCGCGCCGGCACTTACAACAACTTTACGATGAGCAATCCGCTGCAGGACGATGACGCCTTTTCCATTCGGGCGACCGGCAAGCAAATCAACACTATTTATCATTTAATCTCGCTTAACGATTTGCTGATTACCACGGCAAACGGCGTTTGGAAAGTGATGCCCGGCGATACCGGCTTTTTGTCGGGCAAATGGCCGAAAATCAAGCAGCAGAACGTCTATCACTGCGATAACATTGAACCGCTGATAATCGGCAATCAGGCTTTGTTCATGAGCGACGGTCATGTGCGCACGCTGGGCTATGCGTTAACCAGTGACGGCTATGACGGCGAAGACATCAGCATTCTGGCGACGCATCTGTTTGACGGCCGCCAACTGGTTGCCTGGGATTACTGCTCGTCGGCGAACCTGATTTGGTTTGTGTTTGCCGACGGCGGTGCGGTGGCTTTAACTTTTATCAAAGAACAGCAACTGGTCGCTTATACCCGCTATATTACCGAAGGGTGGTTTGAAAGCATCTGTTCGGTCAAGGAAAACGGGGTGGAAAGCATTTATGCCGTGGTTCTGCGTAATGTCAACGGGACGCCGAAACGGTTTCTTGAGCGTTTCGTTATCAATCAGGATTCGGAGAACAAAGAAGACGATTATTTATTTATGGACTGCGCTGCCCGGGCAGACTTGGAAGAACCGGTCAGCGAGGTTTCCGGTCTTGATTATCTTGAAGGTGCAACTGTCGGCGTGATGGTGGACGGCGGCTATCAGGGCGAGAAAGTCGTTGAAAACGGCAAAATCTCTTTTGTGACGCCCGGAAAGCATATCAAAGTCGGTTTGCTCTATGACGCGCTATATCACAGTCTGAGCATTGACTATCCGCTGAACAATGGCACGTCTTCACAAGGCCAGTATAAGCGAATCAGCGGCGCCCGGATAATGGTTGAAAACTCCGGCAGTTTCAAAATTGCGCAGGTGGACGACAAAAATCAGTTCGTCCGGCCGGCAATGAGTTATCAGAATTATGGCGAAGGGTACGATTTTGTCAGCGGGACGCGCCGCGTTGATTTGGAAGGCGGCTATAATTTCGCCGGCGAAATCGAGATTGTCTCGGACACGCCGACCCCGTTAACGATTAATGCCATAACGGCGGTGGTGGCACATGGCGGTTAAACTCAGATTATGCGAAGCGGGCGATATTGAATATATTGCGGCCAATATGCGCGCTGTGGATGCCGAAGAAATCCGCTTGGCCGGAAATCATGACCCTTTTGAATGCCTGACACAGGGAGCCAGTCATTCGGTTTATTGCCGGGTTATTGAGATTAACGGTCGGCCGGCCGCGATTCTCGGGCTGGTTCCGCTGGATAATGTGAAGGGCCGCGGCATCTGCTGGCTGCTCGGAACCGATGATATTGAGCGGTATGCAAAGGCCTTTTGCGAACTCTGCCGGCAGGAACTGACCGCCATGATGAAAAGAGCCGAACGGGTAGAGAATTTTGTCTGGGCTGAAAACAGGGTTTCGATTCGCTGGCTGAAATGGCTGGGGTTTGAGTTTGAACACCAAGAAATTGTCTGGGGGCCTGAAAAAGCCCGCTTTTTGCACTTTTATAAAGAAAAGGAGGTTTCAAAATGTGTGAACCGATGACGATTGCGGCGACTGTTCTTGCGGCAGCCGGAACTGTCGCGCAGGTAAACGGGATAAAGCAGGAAGGCAGAGCCGAATCAAAAGCCAATCAATATAATGCCGCGATTATGCGTCAGCAGGCCGAAGACGCCAAAGCCCGGGGATTGGAAGAACAAGTTTCGGCGGCGCGGAAGAATAAACAGCTTCTCGGCCAGCAACGGGCAATGATGGCTGCCAACGGGGTGGATTTGAGCTCGGCCACACCGATGGAAATGTTTACGCAGACGGCCGAGTTTGGCGAAGAAGACCGTCAGACGATTATTGACAACACAAATCGCGAAGTTTGGGGCTATAATACGCAGGCAACCTTGTATGACATGGCTGCCAAGCAGGCGAAAAAGGCCGCCAAACGTAACACCATTTCCACCATTCTCGGCGGTGGCAGTAATTTGCTGTTTAGCGGAACTAATTCGGGGTGGTTTGGTGGCGGAATTGAAGACATGAGCGGATATAACTCTCATTATAATCCGGCAACAACTGTTCCGACCAGAAAACCGAGATATTAGTTTATTCTTGTTTTAATTATGATTTTATATATTATTATGCAAAAGGAGATTAATTATGAAAAACTTAACCAAAGCTCAAAAGATCTTAATAGTTCTGTCCATTTTATGGGAAATAATTGCTCTGGTTATTTCTTATCAAACTCAAAGAGTAAGAGGGATAGTTGTCGAATATTTAAATCTTAAGGATTTTATCCTTGCTTCTCTGCCAGTTATTCTTTTATGGTCTGTTATTTGGATATGGGGGTTTAATTGGTTAAAAAAAATAACAAATAAAAAAATATTAGAGAATATTAAATATTTATTTTCTTTTTTGTTTGTTTTAAGTAAGTCAATGTTAAAGGCTGCTTGGTACTTTTTTATTTTTATATGTATTGTTGGCGGGATTTCCTATATTTTGAAATCAGCACCCCCCATAGTAATAAAAACTAATAAAAATACGTCTGAACAAGTTTATGAACAAACAACAAAACCGTGGAAAATGAACTGGGAACAAAGTAAAAAGAATAATATTATAAATGAGGAAAAATAGTTTTACAAACAAGCATGAAGGCAATGATTGCCGGATGTAATTAAATATTAAAATTATTAATAAAATATATTGACTTTGAAGATAAAAATTGTTATATAACAAATCAACAAGCTCCCCCGCTAAAGACACTTCGTGTGTACAGCGAATATGGGGAGCATTTCTTATATTAGGGATTACAAAGACTTATGGATATTGAAGAATTAAATACAGTACCGGAAAGTGAATTCTCTGTTGGAAATTTTGCTAAAGAAGCTAAAAATGCAAAAGATTTGATAGATTTATTAATTGAAAGAAATATGAAAATAACAGAGTCTCAAAAGGAAGAGGCTGTGGAATTTTTGTCATTGGTTAATTATTATAAAATTTCTGGTTATTGGTTTAAATTTCAAAATAAATGGTTAAAAAAAGAAGAAGGTAATGCAGATAAATTTGTAGTGCCTGTAACTTTTCAAAATATAATTGACATTTATCGTTTTGACACAAAACTACGCTCACTATGTTTAGATGCACTGGAAAAAATTGAAATTTGTGTAATGTCGCAAATTTGTAATCATATGAGTATCAATTATGGAGCTTTTTGGTATGGCGATTCCCAATATATAAAATCAATATATAAAACGGATAAAAGTAAAGATAAAAGATTGGTTATTGACTATGCTTCATTTCGTGCAGAAATTGCTAAAATTATTGTTGATAATCGCTTTACTGATTCGACATTAAAAAATTTTTACAACAAATATAATAATAAATTTCCCCCATTCTGGATGATTGCTCAATTTTTGACTTTTGGAAGTATTGCCAGACTCTATTCTGCATTACCAGTTAAAGATCAAAGAGAGATTGCCGCAAAGCTGAAATTAAACAGCCGATATTTGGAGAGTGTTTTACAGGCCTTATCTTATATCCGAAACATATGTGCTCATTACAAAAGATTGTGGGATCGTTCTTTAGGTATTGTTGTGCCAAATATTAAATTAGAAACAACTTTACGCGAAACATATAGATATAATTATAAGTTTCATAAAATACCAAATGTTAATGATAATCACTTTTTTCCTGCTTTTTATACGATTTCTTTTTTACTCAGTATTATAACTCCTTACAGTAAATACAGTTCTCTAGTAAAAAAGTTAATTGATAAGTACAACGGTAGAACAAATCTTATAAACTATGAAGAAATGGGATTTCCGGACGAATGGGAAGATTTGCCGTTGTTTGAGAAAATGTTGGAAAACGAATAAATAAAATTTAATTAATTAAACCCTGCTTTTTGGCAGGGTTTTTTTTATGGAGTAAAAAAGAAAATGGTTGAAACGCGTTTTGATAAAATCGTTGTCCGTTCCAAACTGCCGACACCGTTTGCCAGTGCCGAGGCTTTCGGCGCCGGCGCAGGCAGAGCTTTGCAGCGCACCGGTGCCGTTATGGCAAACGTGGCAGACAAGGCTTTGGTCGAAATTGACCGGCAGAAGCAGAAAGACGCCGTCAACAAGGGTATGCAGTTTGAAAACTCTTTTGATAAACTGCGGCGCGAAAAGGTAAACAGCGATTATCTGACGCGCAAAGGGCAGGCGGCGCTCGGTACGACGGCAGCATGGGAGAAAGACGCGGAAGAATGGTATAATCAGCAAAAAGAGCTGGTTACCAACGATTATGACCAGAAAATTTTGGATGAAATCTACCGCCGCCGCAACGGAGCCACGCTCGACACGCTGACCCGATTCGAAGCGCAGGAAAAAGAGCGCTATTATGAAGAAAACACTGCCAACCGTTTGAAGTCGGCGCTGGACGATGCTCTGGCAAATTATAAGGATGACAGACTGGTAGCGCAGGCCTACAACTCCGGGCTTGCCGCCTTGCGCGTCAACTATGCCGACCGGCCGGATTTGCTGTCGGCCAAAGAAAAGGCATATAAAAGCGATTTTTACAAAACGCAGACCTTACGCAGGGCTGACGATGATGCCAATGCGGCGGCCGCTTATTATCAACAGCATAAAGCGCAAATTGCTGGCAGCGAACATCAGGCGATTGAGAAACTGATAGAAAAGAGCAAACAATTTCAGGCCGAGTTGCCTTCTAAGATGCTGGAAAAGCAGGTTAAGGCGGCGGATATGCAGGTAAAAATCAGCCAATATGAAAATCAGCGGGATTTTGATAAAGAGACTGCCGGAATGGATGACAGTGGCAAACTTCGGTATTTACGGAAAAATGAAGGGCAATATTCCGGCGACTGGTTCAAAGCTAAACAGAAAGCCCTGCTGTCGGCTAAGGGAATCACCGCCGAGACCCGGGCGGAAACGGCGCAGGAAATTCTGCTGGATATTACAATGCTGGATAAAAACAACGAAGTTGATTATTTGAACGGCGCGCAAAAGGTTCTGACAAAAATTGAAAATGAATATGCCGAAGGCCGGTTGTCGCCGACAGACCGCAAGACCTTAACCGCGCAGGTTTACAGGGAACAAAGCAAACAGGTCGATTATCTGAAAACAAACGAAGATGATGCCGTCTGGTGGCGTTTGGGCGATTTTACCTATAAGGACGCAAACGAATATATTGAAGAAAATTCATCATCACCCGGAAATAATAGCAAACTTTTGCTTGATTATTTCCGCAAGATTAATGACGGCGGAAAATACGACAATAAGCAAAAGCGGGTCATTTTAAGCAATATTGTCAATAAACAAAAGCAAGCCGACCTGTTGGCGGCCGTAAACGGAAATTCGGCTGAGAGAATGAAAATGCCGGAAATCGGAACGGTAGTCAGCGGCTATCGCTATAAAGGCGGCAATGTGAATGATCGGAAATCTTGGGAGAAAATCTAATGAAACCTTGGGAAATGAATTGGGAACAAGGCAATACGGCGATTGAGCCTGCTTCGGCAACCCCGGCAGAGCCGTGGAATAATAATTGGCAACAGGCGGAAAACCCCGAAATTGATGTTAATGCCTATAACGGAACGTCTTTGATTGGCGAACCCGGCGAAGATGCAAAACCTTTTGAGAAAATGAGCTTGTTTATGAAAAAGCTTTTTACCTTTGAGGTACGCGATGCAGCAGAAAACCGAAAAAACAATCCGAGGATTCAGACATTGGAGAAACTGCGGCGCGAAGGCTTTGATGATGTGAAATGGGGCGAGGTCGGAAAATCGGCCGTACGCGGTTTTTTTGAAGTAGGTAAAGGTGTCACGGCAAGCCCGCTTAAAATATATGGCGACTGGGCCATGGATAACCGGGACACCAGCCTGATGACGCCGCGGGAAAAAGCAGAAGTTAAAAGAAACAACTTTCATGCTTCGTTATATAAACGCCTTGGCGAAGGTATCGAAAAACTGTGGAATTTGGGGCTGAATGCCGAATGGCTTAAACAGGATGAGGAAATTTTTGAAGGTTCCTTTGTTGAAAATCCGTCAATGACGCGTGCTCTGTCTCTGGGGGCTTCGGCAGCTCCGTCCATCGGCTGGCTCGGCGGTCTTGCCAAATTGACCGGTTCCACGACTTTGGCAAGCGTTATGCTGGCCGGAGCCGATGCCGACGACATTTATTTTGAGGCAAGAGAGGCCGGAGCAAGCCAGAATAAAGCGCTGAGTTTGTTTGCCGCCGGGACAGCAGGAACGGCAGCGTTTGACAAATACGGATTTGAACGGATGTTCAGCCAAAAAGTGACGGCTCCGTTGGCTAAAAGAGTGGTTAATTCAATGTTGTCCGAAGGGGTAACGGAAGGGACGCAGACCCTCTGGCAGAATATGGTTAAAAAATACGGTTATGACGATTCTCAAGAGCTTTGGGAAGCTGTTATAGAATCCGTCATCGGCGGCGCTTTGAGCGGTGGAGCCGTTTCGGCTGCCAATGCGGGATATATTCGTTTGCAGGATGTCCGAGGGCGTTTGAAAGAAAAGGGTATGACTGATAATGGTTTGGATCAGGTGCAGGAAACGCTGGTTCAGGAAATGGGTTTCCATCGGGAGGGATTGGAACCATTATTTCAGACCCGTATAGAACAGTCGCTTAACAAACTGGATGACTTTGTCAAACAAAGCGAAGAAACGGCAGATGCCAAGAAAATGCAGCAGATTAAAGCCGATTTGGACGAAGTTTATAATAAAGTATTCGAGCGGATTAAAACAAGCGATACCGACAAAGTTGCCGCCGCGCAGGCCAAAGTTGTTCAGGGGGTCGCCTTATGGGGAAGCCAAGAGCTTGGAATCTCTCCGCTGGAGTATTTTGAACAGCGTTTTCCGCGGATTGAAAGAGTGGCATATCGGGACTTCGCCCGACGTCTTAACGAAGCAAAACGCGCCGGAGAGGTTGCCGAAATCAATTTATATGAGGCTTTGAAAAATCCGGCACATCTGAAAGGGCAGAAAGTCAAAGACACTCGTCAAAGCCTGACGCAGTTTTTGAAGCAAAACGGCGGATTAAAAGATTTTGGCGGCGAATTAAAGGCTATGGATGCTGACAAGCAGGTTATCGGATTAATCAATAATAAAAACGGTCGAAATCTTGACGATATGGCGCTGGCCGCGTGGGAAGCCGGATATTTTCCGCAAAACAGCGAACGTCCGACGGTTAATGATTTGCTGGACGCTATCGGCGAAGAATTGGGCGGCCGCAAACGGTATAATGAAGAGGCGCCGTACAGTCTGGAAGATGAAGTCAACCAACTGGCCGAAGATTTGGACCGCATAAATATTGACTGGCGTAATATGGAAGCCCCGGAAATTGAAATGGCTGTCGATGCCTATATGGAACGGCAGCGCGCCTATAATGAGGAAATGGGACAGGAAGATATCGGCAGCGATGAGTTGCCTTGGTTTCAGCTTCCGGTTCAGGCTTATAACAAACAAGGTAAGGCAGATGTTAATTCAGAGGCCTTTAAGCGGTGGTTTGGCGACAGCAAGGTCGTGGATGAAAGCGGTCAGCCGCTTAAAATGGTTCATTTTTCTGGCAATGAATTTTCTCAATTTGATAAGAACCGGACAGGAATAAATAATGATGAATCCGCGGTGGGTTTTTGGTTTGCTGACAAGGACGATTTTGCCTTTAATAATGAATACCACCCTGTAAGGTATGATGTTTATCTTAAAATGGATAATCCTCTTATTATTGAGGGAAAAGGCACAGAAACTAATCCTTGGGCTGATACTGATATTGATAATCTTGACCCGTATACAAAATTTGAAAAAATGTTTAATGACCTTATGTATCAAGACCCTCAAATGTGGGATGAAAGAGTAAGCGAATCATTATATGGCGGCTTTGAAACACAAAAGATTAAACTGCATTTTGCAAACCTTTCGGAGGAAAGAAAAAGAGAAGTCATAAAAAGCATTGTCGATAAATTGAAAACTCAGGGGCATGATGGCATTATTATAAAAAATACCCAATTTGATTCTGTTAATCCTGATGAAAAAATAAATCAATACGTAGTTTTTGAGCCCAACCAGATAAAGTCCGTCTATAACCGCGGGACATTTGACCCGAACAATGACAATATTTATTATCAGGCCGAGAAAGTGGCTTTTTCGCCATCAAATCAGGATAAAAGAACTTATATTGAGGATTTGCGCGCAGTTGAGCGCGGCGAAGACAGCAGAATACGAGTTGGCGAATTGCCGGTTGTATATCAGGAATTAGGCTTGTCGAAAGGTTTGGTGCGGACAAATAAAGACGTTATTTTAAAAGACAGCATCAAAAAACATTCTGTGCCGCAGAGTGTTGTTGAAAATCTGCCGGATTTGTTTGCCGATCCGTTGATGGTTATGGATTCAAGAACTGTTGACGGCCGATTATTGGCTGTTGTTGATGCAGTAGACAGTAACGGACAGCAGATTGTTGTTGCAATCGCTCCCAATACAAAGGGCGAAAAGGGTTACCATTTTATTCCCAGCTTTTATGGAAAGAATAAATTAAGCGAATTTATTGAAACAAATATAAGAGAAGGGAATTTAAAATACTTGAAGAGTTCCCAGGCGCTGGACTCGCTCCAATTGCGGCCGCAAGCGAAACCCCTGCTGAACTCTTTAGATAATAATATACTGCAAAAGTCTGATATTGTCAAGACGATGTATCAAGATCAGACTTTGTATCGCGACCCTAAAGGTGCGTTTAGTCAACGAATAGACCGCCGGGCCGTCATTTCGCTGTTTGAACGGGCGGATGCCTCGACTTTTATGCACGAAACCGCACATTTCTTTTTTGAAGAATTAAAGGCTTTTGCGCCAACCAGCGAAAAATCTGCCCAAATGCTGAAAACAGTCAACGATTGGCTGGGCAGCGACGGTGCAAGCTATACCGTTGAACAGACGGAGCAGTTTGCCCGCGGCTTTGAACAGTATCTGCGCGAAGGCAAAGCGCCGAGCAGCTATCTGAAGCGGGTGTTTGACGCATTTATGAACTGGATGCGGAATCTGTACAAGACGGCAAAAGAGCTTAATGTCAAGCTGAACGACGAAGTTCGCGGTGTTTACGGCGAGATTTTGGGCGGTGCGGATCTGGACAGATACATGGATGCGCCGGTTGCCGAAGTCTTGGGTCAGACAAAAAGATATTGGAAAGCCAAGCGCGAGGCGATGGACGATATTTATAAACAGAATGTTGATGCCAAAAAAGCTTCGGCGCGGTTGTTTAAGCGCGGGCGGGAAACGATGCAGAATGTTTATACCGATATGCGTAACTATTTGTCTGACGCCATTGTGCCGCTGGAAGAGGAAATCAAACAGATTTCGCCGGAATTGTATAATATGAACCGCCGTCTTGAAATTGATAAGCTGCAGAAAACAAGCGCGTATTATAAGCGGGTAAAAGGGTTTGTTGACGGTATGCAGAAAATGGATGCGCCGGATTTTTACACTTTTGACCTGGCTTTGAAAAACCGTGATGTTGACACGGTGCAGCGCCTGCTGGAAAAATATGCCCTGACGGACGGGTTTGCGGAAGTCAGAAACATTTTGGACGATTTGCGCGAGCAAATGATTGACGTCGGGGTAGATGTGGCCTATATGCCGGATTATTTTCCGCGTAAAATTAAGGATGCCGACGGTCTGCTTGATTATGTGGAACAGGAATTCGGCGGCCGGCCGGAATATTCCATTATTCAGAAAATGATTGAGGAAAAGCGCAAAGACGGCAGAATCAGAACCAAAGAAGACGAAGCGCAGATTGTCAATTCATTAATAAGAGGCTATGCCGGCGGCATAAGCATTGCCAAAATCGGCAACGTCAAAGAGCGTTCAATTGATGTCGTCGATCAGTATATGAACCGCTTTTATAAGGTGTCAACGGATGCGTTAACCGATTATATTTCGGGCGCGGTGCAGATGATTGAGAATAAAAAGTATTTTGGCCGGGAAACCAAAGAACTGCAAAATCTGCGCAAAATGGTGGCAAACAGGGAAACGACAATCGCGGATTATAAAGCGATGGAGCCGAAAGAAGCCAAGTGGAAGGAGATCAAGGCCAGAAACTACAAAATCGGAGCGGTGGAGGCGCAAATCAGAAATACATATGATAAAGACGTTAAAGCCGAATTGCAGGACCGCAAAACCAAGCTTGAAGCCGAAGTTGAGTTTTTACGCAACCGGCGGGCCGAACAGGTCAAAGAAATTGCTATTAACCGCATGGAAGTTGAACTGGCGCAGGTTAAAAAAGAAGTTGATGACTTGGCGGACAGTAAAATTGAAAATTCGGTCGGTAATCTGCTTCTGGAAATGGCCGAACAGGGAAAAATCAGCCATACGCAGGAATTGCGGCTGAAAGAACTGCTGTTGGCGCGTTTTTCCAATCAGGGATTGGGCAACGAGTTTTTGCGGCTGTTGCGCGACGGCGGCTATATTTGGACGCTGGGAAACTTTGAAAGCGCAATCACGCAGTTTGGCGACCTTGGAACCTCTGCTTACAAAAACGGTTTGTGGAACACGGCTTTTGAATATGTGAAGGCTTGGCAGGGAAAGTCTGAAATTACGATTAACGATTTGGGGCTTGAAAAAATTATCCAAGATGGAGGTTATGCAGATACAAGCGCATGGTCTAAGGCTTTGGATAAAGTGCTGAAATATACCGGCTTTGAAAAAATGGACAAGATTGCCAAACAAACGCTGGTTAATTCGGCAGTTCGAAAGGCCCGAGCAGATGCAAAGGCGGAGAGTCCGGAGCTGGAAGCCTATCTGCGGCATGAATTTGGCGAAAAGTGGGTTGATGTTAAAGAAGATTTGAAAACAGGCGCCGTAACTGACGAGATTATGGAGTATGCAATGTTTCAGCTTCTGGACGTTCAGCCGATTACAATCGACCAGATGCCGCGATATTATGCCGAGGGCGGCAAAAAAAGGCTGTTCTACATGATGAAGTCTTATTTTATCAAGCAGCTCAACGAATATCGCAAGATTTGTTTTGAAACGGCAAAATCTAATCCGCGCAAGGCGGTGGTCGATATGACCCGATTGACGGTTTATCTGATGCTGTTTAATGCCGGGGCGGATGTGTTGAAAGATTTATTGTTCGGCCGTCCCGTTAATGTGCCGGATTCGTTGGTGGATAATATTTTTATCGGCGGGTCAATCAATCGTTATCAGGCCATGAGCGTTAAGCGTGAGGGATTATTTAAAACTCTGCAAAAGCAGTTGCTTTTCCCGGTTATGCTGGACGAGCTGGTTGTCGATATTCTGAGCGATAAAGAGGTTAAAAACTGGGAAACATGGAAAAATGTGCCTTGGGCAGGCCGACCATGGTATTGGTGGATCGGCGGCGGGCATTTGAAAACGTTGAAAGAAGAGAAAAAAGCACGCAACGAACGGCGAAACCAGCGTCGGCGCCGCCGTGATGATTAAACAACTTGGGCAGGAACTTGTTTCCTGCCTTTTTATTGAGGAGAATAGCGTATGGGAATCAATGTAACGCATGTTAAGGATACCTTGCTGGCTGACGGGGTCAATAAGGTCTTTCCGTTCACTTTTCCGGTAATGGACAAGGCCGATGTCAAATGTCTGTATGTTTTGCCAAGCGGCGAAGAAACCGACCTTTTGGCAACTGAATATGAAGTTAAGCTGACGGAAACAGGTGGCGAAGTGACTTATCCGCTGACCGGGGATGCGCTGGCTGAGGGCTGTAAACTGGTTATTTATCGCGAAACGCCGCGGACAACGGATTATAATCCGCAGAATACGACAACCTTTGATGCTGAAACAATCAGCAAGGAAATCGAGCGGCTGACGATGGAAAATCAGGAACAGGACGAAAAGCTGTCCCGGGCAGTTTCCACAGGTATGGGGTCAGAGGCCGACCCGAAAGAGTATCTGAACGAAATCAACCGTCTGTTGTCCAATGCCAGTGAGATGCAGGATGCAGCCGTCGAAACCAGTGAAAAAACACTGGCAGAGGCTGAAAAGCAAAAGAATGCGGCCGCTGCCTCGGCCGCGGCGGCAGCAGCTTCGGCAAAATCGGCCGCAGATACCGTCAACGGTTTTGATGCGCATGCGGCCGACAAAACGACGGCTTTTAACAACAATGCGGCGAGTAAACAGGCTTTGGTGGATGCCAGCGCAAGCGCGGCTGCCGCTTCGGCACAGGAGGCGGCAAATTCCGCCGTGGCGGCGCGGCCGTTGAGTGCCAAAAATATTACCAACTGTATAACGGCGATTCCGCAGGATATTAAGCTTGAGCTTGTTGACGGGGTGATGACACTGAAAGCCGGCAGCAAAGTTTACAAGGCTAACGGCGAAAGTATCACGATCAGTGGGGATTTGGTTGTAGCACAGGGCGGAACGAATACCGGTGCTTTTGCTTTTTATCGATCTGACAATAGCACGGTTTATACGGTCATTGCTTCACAGACATTTTCAGGGACAACGGCGCCGGCAAACCCCGTCACCACGACAACGTGGTTGGATACGGGAGCCAAAGATGTGAAGGTATATGACGGGACGCAATGGGTTGGCGGAGTTAGTCTGCCTTTGTGCATATTTGATAATCAGGACGGAAAAGTTACCGCCGTCACTCAAGTCTTTAATGGGATGGGATATATCGGAAATTCAGTCTATGCTCTGCCAGGGGTGAAAGGATTGGTTCCGAATGGATTTAATGCAGACGGGAGTTTGAACAATGCAGAGTTTGAAGTTGCCAATGTATTAATATCCACTAATACCGGAAGCACCGACAAACGGAATATTGTTTTTAATAATGGATGGATGGGACATCCTCGCCAATCATACTATAATATAGAAGATAATCGTAATTATAGAACGAATGATGATGAAACCGGTATAATCATTACAGCGACTATAATTGCGGCGGCGGTTGAATATGTAAAAGGCAGGGTTACCAGTCTGACACCTAAAACGGTGTTTCATGCAGTTGATTACAATGATTATGCCGCGGATATTCAAAAGTGCAAATTAATTGCTTATGATGCAAGCCGTAATCCGGGCAGTCTGTCCGGCAGTTATACGCTAGTGCTGCAAGACAATGACGAACGTGTGTCTTTGAAAGTTGCCGACAATGTGACGATTAATATTGACACCTCGCGGCTGACGTTCCCCGAGGAATGGTACACCGTTATTTTTGAAGTTTATTTTACCAATGGTGCCAAGACGGTTAACCTGTCTTATGCCGGCGGCATTCGCTGGGTTAACGGTTTAACCCCGGATTTTACCAACGGCAGGAGTCATTTGGTGGCGTTAACCAAGCACCGAAGTTGGGGCGATGTTGGCATGAGCGATGCCGGAAGTTTTGGAGGTTAGGCTATGGGGATTCCTTTTAATTTTGACCCTTTGGGCAGTGGTAATTCCGATCCATACAAGCGCGGGCAGGTACTTGGTGAAATTGCCAACCCGCAGGATGCTGCCAGTCAGTGGTTTTATGTCGATGTTCCTAAACCCGGGGTTTATAAGCTCTGGTTGGTGGGCGGCGGCAATACGACAAACTGGTGTTATATCGGCTGTAACTATCCCGGCTCTGCTGCCGGATTTATCGGCAAGATGTATTTTTATACTAAATGTCATCTGCGTGTCGGTGTCGGGCTGCAAGATCAGCCGAGCCGTTTGCAGGTGGCAAGCTGGGGTAATAAGAATACTTGGTATGACTTAGTTTTGTGTGAGGCCGGGACGGATGCTTCAGGCGGTGCCGGCCGCGGCGGTTACATTACCGTCAATCGAGACTCGACGTTTAACAATTATTTTGACATCGAGCTTGAAAGGAATGGTGATAACGGCGGCAACAGCGGTTATCCCGCGTCGGTTTGGGGCGGTTACGGAACTAAAGATATAAACGGATATGGTAAACTGCAATATGTGAGGATGAAACAATGACAAATTATGCAAAACTGGTTAACGGGCGGTTGGAATATGCGCCGGTTAATCTGGAGACGGAGACCGGCGTTATATTTAATTACGGCTTGGAAGTTAATGCTCATCAGCTGCTGGCAGACGGCTACAAGCCGGTAGAACTGCTGGCGGATAAAACAATTTATGTGGATTGTGAGGGTGAGTATACCTTCAGCTTTGAAGAACAGGCGGATAAAATCGTTGAGGTGGCAAACTATGAACCTTACAGTTCTGATGAACTGAACGAAAAAATCCGCGAACGGCGTAATCAGGCTTATCGGAACAATACCGACGAACTGACGCTGCGGAAACTGCGTAAACAGGCAATCGGCACCTGGACGGAAGCGGATGAAGAAGAATATAAGGCGGCGATGGTCAAAATGTCAGCTGATATTGATGCCGGTAACCCTTACGCGGAGACAGCAGAACAGCCAGTGGCGGTTAGCTCCGGTGCAAGCC